AAACCAGTTGGAGAACTAATAACACTGAACGAATAGGTGTTTGAATTAACTGTCCCCAGATATGTTTTCAGTGTGCCGGAGAAAACGCCGGTTGTCCCGGATAAAGCCAATGCAGCGACGAATCCATCAGTCGTTACTAACGGAGTAGTATCGTCCATCCTGCCATAAAGCCGGTATTCCCCTCTGTGCGCTTCCTCCCAAGGAGAAATATATATGCCAAAGGAATATCGTTTAGTATTATCAAAATCAGATAAAGCCTTGCGAACAAGGCCGCCTTCCTCAACATCTTCGATATTGCTCAACACATCAGGAAGAATTTCGGGATCAGTACCAATCCAAGAAGCGGTTTCCCAACTCTCGTCAATCTGGTCTAAGTTAGAGAACGAATCCGTCCAATAACGATAGCCGTCATCTCGAACTGCTGTTACGGAAGAGAGCATCTTTACGGGTTCACCGCCACCTAACTCGGTGTGATAGGCTTTAGCCAGCATAGGGCGGCTTCCGCCCCTTGCTCTACCCTCTAAAGGGTCCATTGGGCGGACATTTTTGGCAAGCGGAGTTGTATACGGGGGTCTTTCTTGATAAGCAAGACGCTTGTCAATTCCGCCCAATGGAAAATGGATTGGTATTATCTTAGGTTTTCTCATTAATTAGCAAGGACTCGATTGTAATACACTTGCCCAAATATATATTCTACTACCCCCGTCACACAATTAGTCGTGAAGGTGGCGCACATTACGCGATTAACCGCTAAAGTCGAATCAGTCAACGAGGCTCTAAGAATAGTTTCCATTGATTGGTCTATCGTGGCATTATCAACGAACCCCAGGATAGTACTAGCCGGAGTGTCTAGAGAACTCATGGCCCTCTCTTCTAGGCCGAACGCGACAGTCCCCGATCCTATGACGCCAACCACTATTTGCTCGATGGTTACAGCCGCTCCAGCAGGAGGGATGAACAGAGGGAGTACTGTTCCGCTAGGGAAAAACCCTGCGTCAGTAGCAGCGAAACAAAAAGAGGAAACCTGATTGTCTACGTTTATATCACTGACACCATCAATCAGCCCTGCTACTAAACCATTCCATTCAGTAACCGATATGACATCACCAGCAACCTTTTCTTTTAGATACCGTCCAAGGCTGTCGGCGTTCGCATTGAAAGCGAATAGCCCCAACAAAACAAGTATTGATATAAATCTTCGTCTTATCACAATAAGCCTTCCTTAAAGGCTACCCACAGCCAAGAATGCGCATGAAGCCAATGTTCCAGTATTGACATAAAGCATTGTTGCTTGATTCGCGCCTGCTGTGTTCATATACAAACACCCTTTTGCGTATCCAGCAGTTGTATCGGTAGGGACTGAACTGCCTCGGTCGAAGATCACGCCTTCGCCTTTATTGATATTGCCGATCTGTAATGAATCAGTTTCTACTATTTCACGCAAATCGTTCGCTAATCTATGTGCAGACATTTTGCACTCCTTACGTTGGTTTAACACCATTAACCGTAGCGATATAATCACCACGGGTTGAATCTGGATACTGGTTATACATAGAAGGGTCATGATTAATACCATGATGCCGTGGAGAGAGTTGTTTGTCTTTCCTGATACTCGCCTGAAGCGCAACCATGAAAGTTTCTCTCTCTGGACCATACTCCCTATTTATGTGTAACTCGGCAGCCGCTTTGCAACTTTGAAGGATTGTTTCTGAATGCACCGCTCCTCCATACGGGTAAATTCTCGCAGAACTTAGAGAATAAGGAAGAAGTTCGCATCGGTATTCTAAGGAATATACAGCATCCGGGGTAGGCCAAAACTTTGCTTCAAAGCGTTGACCACTAGCCCCGCTGTCCGTTATCTCTTTTGGAGATATACATACCATTTGCGGGCGTCCACTGGATAGAGCGGAGTTCTGCTGGTTTATCCTGACATTTTGTTCGCCGGTTACATTTACATACAAGGATACAGTTTCAGAGTCAAACGTCATTGACGTTCCAACTAAAGAACCAAAATCGTCCGGCATGTCGTAATCAGCCGTATCAGCCACTAACGCGAGCGTTCTTGTGGGCTTCAGAAAAAGCCAGTCATGTTCAGCAGGAGGCCAATAGAATTGGCGTAACCCACTTATCAAGCAGTCACTGATGTCTTCGATCTGGTCGGTATCCCAATTATCAGAATCACGGCCATACCCAAGCATCCTGCCTATGCGTTTCCGCAGTGTCGTGTATGTAAGAGACAGCGTTGATTCAGCAGTCATGAATTAATCCTTGCGTCGCACGTTCTTCTTGCCTTTGGTCTTTACTGGTGGTTTATTAGCCGGATTAAATCCAGCCATAAGAACAACACAAAGCATGGTTTGATGTGATAGCATTGATCCGTTTTGGCGGTCACACAATACTCTTGCTTTTTTATGTTGATCCCACACAGCCTTTGGGATTTTCCCGCCGCATAGTAGTCCATATCCATTTCTGTAATATGACTTGTTCCGGTCTTCTTGCGGCGTATCTGGACGCCCGTCTTGCTGGTAATCAGCCATTTCACATGACCTCCTTTATTGGTAGAGGGACGAAGGTAGAAAAAGGAGAGAAAACCCTCCGCCCCTCATTAATTTAACTAGACGCCAATTCTGCTCCTGAAGTATTCAGGAGCAACCAATGGTTTCCTTGCCATTCAAGTACTGCGTATTCTCCAGCAGCGTTCAATGTGATTGTCGTTAATGCAACTGATTGATCTACCTGAATTCCAGCAGTAGCAAGAGTTATCAATAAATCATTGGTAGTTAAAGCACCGATTACTACAAAAGTCTTTCGTTGGCCACACCAAGTACCATCGGCTAATGTATACGAAGCGTTGCTTGTCTCTATTTCGTGTTCCTGCATAGCAGAGACACCTTCAAGAGAGAATAATTGAGCGCCTTGCACCATCTCATCAATGCTTTGATATAACCCACTTTGTCCACCATAATCTATAAGCCGAGCCTGGACATATTCATCTCCAGATGCGGCAGTTTGTTCAATTACAGCACAACCAAGGCCGAAGCCAGCCCATGCGCTTTTCATGAATTGGCCATTATCCGAGCCAGTGGCGGCATCATCAACCATGCAGATCACTTTATCGCCAATGGTTAATGCGGCATTAACGTAAATCTTGCAAGTCGATCCAGGCACATAGATATCAATCCATTGCCCCGCCGAATTAGCATCATAGGATCGTGCAGCAACCCCAGCGAATTGATGCGCATTAGCGTAATCGGGGGCATCCACGATCTTGTCTCGTTTGCCCCAAGCGTCATCTGCCGCCTGATCGTCCAAAGCAGTCGCATACGTGAGAACGTAGCAGACTCCATACCCTTGCGTAATAGCGGTCGCACCCTTAAAGAATACCCGCTCTATTTGTGTCAGTGGATCATTTTCATGTCCAATAAATAAACCTACTGTTCTAGTCACAATTCTTTTCCTTTCGGCTTAATCTTAACTGCCGTCTGCAAGCACGAACAATCTCCGGCGATTTGTGCATTTGAAATTCAATGAGCAATCAATATGTGTCGCGGATACTGTGTGCTGGTTAGGCGCTTTGCCTGTTTCTTCAGCCATGTACTCACCTTTAAGGAATACAGGATTAAATACTCCCCAATTGATTCCATAAACCGGATTGGTCGGAAGTCCACTTGGAGAAGATTCAAAATAAGGAACCCAAATGATTGGAGTACGGCGGAATACAGCCCGGCCATCATAACTAGCGATGTCGTTACCAAGGTTATCATTCCTCAGTTCCAAAATCCGTTCGATTTCACCAAGTACTGCATAATTAGTGAAATACTCATATTTCGCGCCTGTCTCATAATCTGAATGTTTCATCGGAGACTGGAAGTGGGTAAAGGTTGCAGCCCTGCGCCATTTGGCGAACAAGTCAGCGGAATCGATCGTTGTATATTCGTCAGTATAATTCTTCCAGTTCTCATAAGTTGACGAACTAAGTCCGCCAGGACCAGAAGTAAACCCAGAAGCATTGCCACCATAAAAGCCTTGGCTAGAGTGGGAAGTGATCCAATACTGAATACCAAAAGGCTGAGTCTCGTCGTCACTGGTAGCCGGTTTCCCCCAGAAATTCTCTTCCATCAATTCCGCCAGGGAAAGCATTGCTTGCGCTCGCCTAGTCTGAACCAAGTCAACAATCTTGGCTGCACCGGAGTTCATCTTGATTTCGCGCCGGTCAACAGCATAATTCGCAGTACAATGTCTCCAAGGGATATTCGCGGTTTTCATCGCATCCCCTACATTGACGGCGTCTGGTGCCCATAGCGCAACATTCTTGGCAGACTCGACGTAGTCAACCATGATGTTCCATTGGATGGCTGTACCGCTATCGAACCGAACTTTGCGTTTCCGAAGAATGCGCTGCATTGCAATGTATTCTTGCAAATCAGACGCAATATCGGTCCATTTCAACTTACCTAACTCTCGTTGGGTAGTGGTTATTAAATCAGTTAATTGTTCTACTGTGATACCCATTACTTTATGCTCCTACTTTATGCAGGAACCGTTAAAATTCGTTTTCATCTCCAAAGTCGTTATCTCCGTTAGGGTTCAACCCAAACTCAGTCAATTTCTCGGAGACAGCGTCGTTGGCTCTTCCTGTTGGTGATCGTCGTATACTTCTGTTTGCAGGCCGGTTTATCGTTTGATTAGAACGTTTCTTGAGACTACTTTGAATCTTTTCGGTTGCTACTTTGCTTTGATGTTTTGGAAACACCATTGGTAATGCTTCGCTTACTAAATCCGAAAGAGTCCAATTTTTGTCCGTCTTCCCTTTCGCTAATGTCATTACTTGTTCGAGGATTAATCCCCGGTTCTGCATCTCAACACTATCAGATTTCAACGCCCGTCCGGCTTCTTTCCCTAACAATTCATTATAAGAATC